GCGGGCATTACTACCCCCGGAGGCAAAATGATTTTACTCATCTGATTCTTCAACTTTCTTTAGCAAGGCCAATAGGTAGGACTCTGCGGTAGCTAGGCCTTGAATCACCCCGCACAGTTTTTGATACTCTTCAAAAGAACGACAGGCCCCACCAGCCAAGTCGTCTGCATAATTATTCATGTCCGTACGTATTTGTTCGCGCAATACGCGTGCGAAGTTTTGAATCATGGTTTGTTTCCTAATTGAGCTTTAGACCGTGCAATATCCACTCCAATTCTTGTGCCCTCAGTTTGTTGTTGAGCAGACATTCTTTCGCGCTCAAGCTCCAACCGGGCTTTATCGTTTTCGATGTCTGCTGTAGCAACCATTGCGTCTAGCTGTTGCTGACCAGATACACGTTGCTTATCTACATTGATGCGGTCTGCGTTAGCTGCTGCATCTAGAATTTGCTTCTGCTTTTGCAGCTCAAGTTTTTGCTGTTCAATTTGAACGCGCTGCTGGTCAATCTGTAATTGCTGCTGCTGCATTTGAATTAATGGGTCTTGCGCCTGTTGCTGGGCTTGCTGCTGAGAGGCCTGTGCTTGGCTCTGCTGAAGAACCTGTTGGGCTGCACGGGACATCATGGATGACAGAGCCATCTCAACCTGAGGAGGCATCTCTGCATCTTCTGGTGGAAGAGGAATCCCGATAGCTTGTTCAATTTGCAGTCGGTATTTAAACCCTACATGCTCTGCCACATGGGCCATAAGAGCAGCCTGAATGGCTGGTGCGCGGGGATTCTGACCAATCATCTGAGCAATCAAAGGGTCTTGAATCATGGACATATGTACTTGCATATGCGCATCATGGTCTTGATAGAAGAATGCCTTGACGGGCTCTCCCTTGAGGATTGCCATGTTTTCCGTAACGGGGTCTTTTGGCTTCTGGTCTTCAGGGAGCTTGACCAGCTTCTCTGCGTTCTTGATTCCCAGAACCTCCAGCATCCTACGGTGCAGTTGCGGTAGGTCATAGATGTCAGGAGCCATCTGAGCCATTTGAATCACAGCTTGGTACTGAACTACCCGCTGGCTCATCGTTGCTGCATTGGGGTCGCTTACGGGGATGATTTCCACGTATTCGTAGTCAGCTTTCTTTGCGCTACGGTTAGATGTGTCCGGGTCGTAGTCGTAGCTGGGGTCTGTGTAGTCTGCAATGATTTCAGCAAGGAGACCCAGCTCCTGTTTAAACGTGTAATGCAGTCGGGCTTGAACAGCCGTCATTACCTTTAACTGACGTTCTAACAAGGCCAGCGTGGTTCCTACCGGGGCCTGAGAAGACATATCGCTAACTTGTAGGTCGGCGGTGGCGGCAAACCTGCGTCCCTCGTCTACGATGGTTCCCAATAGAGCGGCGAGGACTTGGCTTGGTTCCTTATAAGGGAGAGGCAGGATGTTGTCCCGCAAAGCCCCAGAGCCGATATCCACATCCCGGAACTCTCCCGGCTGGATGGGGGTGTCGTCTCCCTTAATCCGCAGTCCACGCGATTTCAATCCGCCCGGCAGGTTGGATAGAGTTCCTGCGTCGATAAGCTGACGCATGATGCTTGTGGCGCTCTTGGCAAATCCACCGATTAGGTGGAACAGACCAAACCCATAAGCTCCGAATCCGGGGATGTATTGGTAATGAACAAAGTGCTGTCGCTTTAAACGCAACTCATCATCCGGCTCCCAGTTGCGGCGGATAGCCAGAATATCGTTTGTACCCTTGATGAAGGTGACAACATAGGGAAGACCAATCTCTGTCTCTTCACCGTCTGAATTGGTATCTTCATATCCGGGCAGGTCTAGGTCTACATGAACCTCGTAGAGGGTGTAGCGGTCGTCGTTTAAATCACTAAAGCCGGTCTCTTTGTCCTTGGCTTGTTTGATGTCGCTTTTGTCCTTTGTTGGTTCACCCAACTCAACATCCCGGTAGAAACCGCTTTCCTGCAATTTCATAATCTCGTTCTTGGTCTTACGCATGACATGCGTTAACCGATAGCAAGTGTCCAAATCAGTTGTTCCGTATGGCAGGAGAATGTCTTCTGCGGGAACAAACATAGATACCTGCCGTCCAAGACTTGGGTCATAGTAGACCTTCTTAAACGCAGAACCTGTAGCAGGAAGACTCCACAGCATCCGCTCATGCTCAGGGCGGAACTCACGCATTACCTCTGTAAGTTCATAGTTCATGTCTTCCTCAACACGAACTGCGGCCTCTTTCTTTTCAGGGGTTTCTTTACCAATAATCTTTGTGCGTACAGGCCCTTGGGCCGGGAACATCTCTGTAATTGTTTCTGATTGGAACCGTACCACTGCCTCAGTAATCATGGGGTGGAAGACCCCAGAAGCTCCCTGCCAAGGCTCTGTGCGCTCTTCAAACTGGAGTCCGAGTAGCTTCAAACCATCGGTGTATGCCTTCTCCCAGTCTTTACGGCTGTTGCGGTCATTGTCAATGTCTCCATCCAAATCCCCTGCAATAGATTGAAGGTCTCCATCCTCCATGTCTTCTGCAAGATTTGCACCAAAATCATCCTCTCCGGGCTTGATGGAGATGTCAACGTTGCCCGCATGAATATTTACTTCTTCTGGGTCAACAATCTCAATCTCAAGCGGCTCTTCATCTTGAGCCAATTGGTCAATTCCCATTGGGGCTTGGTACAAGCCTTTGTCAACATTGGTTGCCATATTATTCCTTAATAGTATTCATACTTGCGTCGGAAGATGGGTTCATCATCTTCTTCGTCGGAAGCGATTCGGATAAATCCGCCAAGGCGGAATCTCATCAATGCTTGGCTACTTGAGTCAACCAAGTCATCGTTCTCACCATTTGGAAATGCTGCCATCTCCTCCATGACTTCATCTGCATCACGAGACCCTGTACACCAGACAATCCCAGAGGCAAATAGGTCTGCAATAGAGTTTACACGGCTTATCTTGTCATGCCCCTTGCTGGGTGTGTACTCCGACAGAGGAACACCAATCTGTCGCAGCTCATAAATAAGCGGAGCTCCGGCTGCTCTTTTCTCAATAATCAAAGTATCTGGTTCCCATTCCTTGTAAAGCTCAAGAGCTTTTCTCTTTAACTCCGGGAACTCCATCCTCTGTTTAAACGCATCAAGAAGAATGATGTTTGTTTTGTCCTTACCATGCTCGTCTGGAAGGTCAAAGATTCCCCACGTGGTACATGCAGAATAGTCTGCACGGTTATTCTTCTCAAATGCGGTGTCCCAAGACTGGATGATGTAGTCACACATAGGAAGCTTCTCTGGCTCCCAAATCCTCCATTGGTCGCGCTTGATAATTGCACCCTCATTACCTGTTGGGTTCTGTTGGTACTGTGCCTCCCACTTGGCTACGGGGATTTCAGCCTTGATGGCATCTAGTTCCTTCTTAGACCAGAACGCAGGCCATAGGGGTGTTCCTGAAGGAAGGATAGCTGGGAACTCAATGACCTCCCAGTCATCCACTCCATCACCGCCGGACTTCTTAAGAATCTGCCCGGTAAGGTCTCTCTTGGCCCACCGGGTCATAACAATAATAATTGCCCCGTTAGGCTGTAAACGCTGACGAGGCCCAGAGGTGTACCACTCATACACTTGGTCAAACACCGCAGGATTGTTCTGCTTTGCTTCCTGCTCTGAATGAGGGTCATCAATGATGAGAAGGTCAGCACCCTTACCGGTCACTGCTCCACCTACACCAATAGCAAAGTAATCTCCACCCTTGTCGGTGTTCCACCGACCCGCCGCTTTTGAGTCGCTCGACAGTTTTGTTTGAAATATCTTCTGGTACGTATCTGACGACACCAGATTCCGTACCTTACGTCCAAACCCCGTAGAGAGCTCTGCGGTGTGAGCAGTCTGGATAACCTTCTTCTCAGGGAACTTACCCAAGAACCATGACGGTAGAAGAAACGATGCAAACTCTGATTTGGTATGCCGGGGCGGCATATTGATGATAAGTCTCTTCAGCTCTCCTCTGGCAACTCTCTCAAAGGCATCTGCCATGATTTGATGGTGTTTACCAGATATGAAGATAGGCCACATCTCCTTCACAAACGGCAGGAAGGATTCCTTACACCGTTCTACCCTGTCCATCTCTAACAGGGTTGTAATCTTCACTCTCTCCGCCGCAGGGACTTTGTCCACAATGCTCAGGTAGTCTTGCACTTCCTTATGAGTGAGGAGAGTCATAGGCGGGAAATCTCCTGTACCGACCTATCCACAAGACGAATAGAACGGAACTTGTAAGGCTTCAGGTCTATGAGACCTTCATCCCGCAGTCTATGAACAATCCTGTGGATGTTTGACTTAGAAGACATCCCTACACCCTTGGCTATCACCGTATAGCTAGGAGACACACCATGCACCCTGATGTGGCTCTTGATGAATTCCAGTACCTTCTGTTTGCTCATGCGTTAAGTTTAAACGTTTTTAAGAACGTTCGCAAGTGGTGTAAACGCTGATGAGAAC